ATTATGAAGACTTAAAAAATGGCTCTTATCCCTTTAAATGTCCCCCCAGGATCGTTTCGAAACGGAACCGAATACCAAACAGGTGGCCGCTGGAGGGATATGTCACTGGTCAGGTTTTACAATAGCGTTTTGCAAGCTGTTGGCGGATGGCGATTAAGAATAGCAACGCAATTAACGGGTAAAGCTAGAGCCATAAAAACTTGGAGAGCCAATGACAGCTCCGGATGGATAGCCATTGGAACTGAAACAAAGCTATACGCCATAAATGCCAACGGAACGCTGTATGATATAACGCCAACAGGTTTATCTGCCGGGAGAGCTGACACCGCAGGAGCTGTTGGGTGGGGTACAGAAGATTACGGAGAGCAGGAATACGGAACTCCTCGATCTGAAGGTAATTCAGCATTAACGCTCGAAGCTACCGTATGGAGCCTGGATAACTGGGGAGAATATTTAGTTGGAGTGTCGCCAGATGACGGTAAGTTATATGAATGGCAGCTAAATGTCAGCACTTTACCAGCTCCTGTAATAGCAAACGCGCCCACAAACTGTAAAGCTTTAGTGGTTTCTGAGGAAAGATTTTTATTTGCAGTTGGGTCTAACGGAAACCCACGTAAAATTAGTTGGTGTGACCAAGAAAATAATACGCTGTGGTCGCCTGCTGGCACAAACCAAGCAGGCTCGCAGTTATTACAGACTGATGGAAAGCTGCTAACTGGAATACGTGTTTCAAATGGCACGTTATTTCTTACAGACACAGACGCGCATTTAGCTTTATATACTGGCCCTCCCTTTGTGTTTCGATTTGATAGAGTTGGTTCCGGGTGTGGTTTGGCAGCGGCTGGCGCAATTGCTCAAATAGACATTGGAGCTGTCTGGATGGGCCGCGACGGATTTTGGACATATAACGGATCTGTACAATCTTTAGAATGTCCAGTGGCAGAGTATATATACGGAGCAATTAACCGTGGCCAGATGGCAAAAATTAATGCTCACCACAATGCAGAGTTTGGAGAGGTGTGGTGGTTCTATCCATCAGATTCATCGAGTGAGAACGACAGATACGCAATGTGGAGTTACCGGTCAAACACCTGGGCGACTGGCAATTTAGCGAGAACCGCTGCAACTGATACAGGTGTGTTTACGTTACCTATAATGGTGTCTCCAACGTCATATGTGTACGAGCACGAGGTTGGCATAGATTACGATAGCGCAGAAGTATTTGCCGAAACTGGACCTATCGAGGTAGGTAACGGTGATAACTTAGCAGTAATAACCAGGTTGATACCAGATGAAAAAACATTAGGTGACGTTACAGTTAAATTTAAAAGTAGATTATATCCCACAGCTACTGAAACAACTCACGGTCCCTTCACTATGAGCAACCCCACCGCTGTTAGGTTTACAGGTCGCCAAGTAAAAATGCGAGTGATAGGTGGGGCAAGCGATTGGCAAGTTGGAACTATGCGAGTTGAGGCTTCACAAGGCAGTAAACGATGAGTGGTAGAGGATTTCCACAAGTTGGCCCAGATTTAGCGGTCTGGGCTAGGCAACTTACAGCATTTCTCGGTAGGCATATTGGTTTAAAATTTAAAATTGCTGGAGAGACTTCAAATGAAAATGGTGTTTTACTTTGGGATGATGTCTATCAATACCCAATAATCAGTAGAAATGCGGAATGGCGGCAACTTGTTTTGGAGGGCGGCCACGCTAATTTATTTAAAACGTCAGACGTTACAGCGGCTGTAATTAATACAGCTTACAAAATAACTTACGACACACCTTCTGGTAATAGTAAAATTAGTTTAGGTAGCCCAACCACTCGCATTGTATTTGAGGAAGCTGGCGAATATATTGTGACATTTTCTGCACAACTTTTTTCGTCATCCGCCAGCACAGTTAACTTTACTTTTTGGCCAAGTATAAACGGAACTGCTATTGCAAATTCTGCTATTAAATCTGCTTTACATCAAAACAATGCTACTTTGGCAATTTCAAGGTCTCAAATATTTACTGTTACAGCGGCTCAATATTTAGAAATAAACTATTCTTTTGACAGCACTTCAGCTTCACTTAATCACTCTGCCGCGTCTGGTAGTATTCCAGCAATCCCGGCTACAACTTTAAATATATCTAGGATTCACGGATGAGTAATGTAATACATCTTATAACAGAACCCGTGTATAAGTTGTTTCCAGTGCCAAAAGCTTACTTGGATGACGTTATTGAGGTCGCAATGCCCTTACTCGATAGAGCTAGACAGAAAGTGTCACCGGAAACAGATTACAGCCAGATAGAAAATGATTTGAGGTCTGGCGATAACATGCTATGGATTGTGTGTGAAAAAGAAAGTGACGGCAATAATATCGTAGCGGCTCTTTCCACAACTATTGTTGAAAATAAAGTACGTAAAACTTTTAGAATTGATTACATGGGTGGATCTAAAATGGATCAGTGGATGTGGAAGGTGTTACAGAAGTTTGAATTTCTGGCAAAAGAAGCAGAATGTTCAGCTATTGTTGCCGATGCTCGAACCGGGTGGAATAAGTTTTGCAAAGTAACTGAATTTGTGCCAAAATACACGAGATATGAAATGGAGTTAAAATAATGGGAAAGTCAACCACAACTACAGAAAGTAAAATGCCAGAATGGCAAGAAAAATATATTAGAAATAATATATTGCCCAGGGCAGAAGAAATAGCAGATACTCCCTTTGCTGAATATACTGGAGATCGTGTTGCTGGCTTTACTGATTTAATGAATAAAGCAAAAGGCACGTTAGATGCTTCCGATTTTGGAAATGCTTCTATTAATGAAGCCAAGGGAGTGTTTTCTGATTTAGCTGCGATGACTCCAGAAGATTACGCCGCAATGACACGCAAGAACTACAACCCATATCAAACTGACGTAATCGATGCGTCGCTCGACGTAGCATCTCGCGGTCGAGCTAAAAATCAAATTGCAGATATGGCTAGAATATCTAAAGCTGGCGCGTTTGGCGGAGATCGCAGGGATGTATACCAAGCTGAAAGTGATGCCGTTTACGATTTAGGTACAAACCAGATGGTGGCCAATCTAATGAGGCAAGGTTACAGCGAAGCTCAAGCCAATACTATGGCACAATTGCAAGCTAAATCTGGAGCTGCTGGCAATTTAGTTGGTGCTACTAATGATGAAATTAAAAACATGCTTGCCGGGGTTGGTTCTCAAATGACTACTGGCGGATTAGAAATGGGCTTAAATCAGGCTGGGTTAGATGCTCAATATGCAGAATTTATGAGAGAGCAACAAGATCCACTAATGAAATTGCAAGCGTTATTGGCTGGAGCTTCTGGTGTGCCTGGGGGGTTAGGCACTACCACTGGAACAACACGAAAAGGAATTGGAGACACTCTCGGTGGAATTATGGGCGCGGCAGGATCGCTCGGCACTGGCTTTGGCGGCTACGGTTTTTTTAACAGAAACCCTGTAAAAGACTGATTAAGGATTTAAAAGATGGCAGTTAAAAATAAAACTAGGGCAGAGATCGATGCGGAAATTTTAGCAAATTTCATTAAAGTGAATAACGCTGCCAAAGCAAAAGCAAAAACGCAACGGGATAAAGACAATCTTTATTACGAAAATGCCAACAGAGATTTTGCCGCTAAAGACGCAAAATGGTGGCGAGACCACGAGGCAAAAGTTTTAGCTAATTCTGGCGATGATTGGAATGACGCGGCAGTGGCGGAAACTTTAAAAAATGAAGAGCTAATGATGGAAGCAGACAGAGCAAACATTGCAGCTAGATCAAGGTATGATGCCGGGGAAACTTCTAGTGCTATGGATGCGATAAATGCTAAAAATGCTTTGCGAGCCGAGCAAGAATTTAACGCAAAAAGCAACAACCAGTCTGGCGTGTTAGGTTCAAGGAGTATGCAAGATATGTATGGAGCGTTAAGACAGCAAAACCAAAATCAATTAAACGCGGAAAGCAACAACGAGTCAGGCAAGTTAGGATTAATGAACATGCAGGACATGTATGGAGCGTTAAGACAGCAAAACCAAAATCAATTAAACGAGGAGCAACTTAGGCCACGTTTACGTCCAGTTGTTGAGGAATTACCGTCTGGCTTATTAAATACTACTGGCGAAACTGTACGTGATGGGTCGGCAGGAGAAGGTGGGTCTATATCAAACACTGTCAACGAAACTGTTGTTAACGAGACTCCTCCTCCAGCTTCAACACCAGTTGAAAAGCCTGGCATGTACGAGTCTCTTAGTAAAACTCAGAAACGTATGATGGCATTTGCTGGATTGCGTGACGCTGGTGCTGCACTCCAGGGTCGGGAGGGTAACGCTCTTAACAATCTGATGCGTGATTTTACCGATCGAGCAGATCAACGTAGAAAAGCTGAAGCTGAGAAAGCGTCTAGGGAAAGAAATAATCTTCTTTTTTCTACAATGAACACAAATCCTACTTTAAAAGCCGACGGAACATTATTTAGCGTACCGGAAGTTATGGCTAATTACGATAAAATAATGCAAAACATGATGAATGGAGCAATAACTAATCCAGCTTTGGCTCCAGTTATGATTCAACTTTCAGACAGAATTAAAGAACAAAAAGAAGAGTTGAAAACTGATACAATAGCATTGCAAACCAGTGGATCTCTTATTGATGCGATTGATGATATATTAGCAGTACCTAATGAAGAATTAGAAGTTATTTCTGGTGTAGGTGGTGGTTTTAAAGGTTTTCTGGCTGGTATAGGAGTTTTAGGGGCAGACGCAAATGCGTTACAACAAGCATTTGAACAAGTTAACGGTAAATTGTTTCTACAAGCTTTCCAAGGCTTAAAGGGCGGTGGACAGATAACAGAAAAAGAAGGCGATGCTGCAACAAAAGCTTTAGTAAAATTCAATTCTAGTTCATCCGCAAAACTTAAAAAACAAGCTTTAATGGAGTTACGCGATATATCTTTAACTTTATTGCAAAAAACAAATTTGGCTTACCGTGGTGAATTTATGCTACCAGAAAAAATTGAAGTTCCTGACTTATAAAAATAAAGGTAATTAAAATGGTCGAACAAGTAAAAAATATAGAAAATGCTAAAAAATGGCTAAACAATAATCCAGACCTTGTTGCCGACTTTGAGCAAAAGTATGGCGTAGGTTCGGCAAAAGAGGTAATGGACGGAACTTACGGCAATATTAAATATATGGACGACGGTGGAAAAATAGTAGAAAAAAATGGAGTTAAAACGTATTTATCTGGAGATGGTTACGCAACTACTGATTTAGCAACAATTTCTAAAATTTTAAAAGAAAATGGAAACGCTGGTGAAGTTTCTAAAAAAAGTTTTTATAAAGACGTTATTGATCAAGCACCCACTGGACTTTCAACTTTAAATAAACTTACCGAAAATGCATTTGTTGTTGGCGAAGGTATTCCCAGGGCAGCTCAGTTTGTTTCTGATAAGCTTGGTTTTGACACTAATGTAGGTGAAAATATAAGACTTAATAGAAAAGCAATGCAAGAAGTATACCCTAAAACTTCTAACACATTAAGGTTTGCTGGGGCGGTTGGAACAGCAGTACCAGCAGTAAGTGCTCTTTTGCCAAACGCATTAAGAATGGCTGGCTCGTCTATACTTAAAAGATCAACACTTGGAGCACTAGGTTCTGGCATTGGGTGGGCAGGAGAAGGTGCTTTTCAAGGTGCAATGGAAGACGCTGATTCTTTTGAGCAAAGAAAGAAAAATGCTATTCAGCGCGGAGTTTTGCAAGGTGGTTTTGCAGGTGCTTTTGGAATTTTAGGGCCATCATTTGCACATTTTTCAAAACCATTACTAGCTAAAATAAGAGATTTTTTCCCAAAATCACAATCATCTTTAGTAAGTAAAACAGAATTAAATAGAGATGCAGCGAAATTTGTTGACGAAATAGTTTCTGGTTCTGTGGTATCTAATAAAGCTGCTGGCGAACTTAATACTATTGCAGGACTTTCAAGAGAAACAATGGACGTGGCAGATTTTATAGCAAATTCTCCTGGACCCGGTAAAAAAATAATAATTGACCAGCTAGAATCAAACGCTAAAAAAGCTGGGGAAAACCTTAACAAAGAATTAAACGTTATTATGGGTAAAGCTGACGGAGGAAAAGCTAGTCAAAAATTAAATATATCGTCTTCTACATCTCAAAACAGAAAAAATTTATATAATGAAGCGTACAAGGTTTCTATACCTTGGAATACAACAGCTTCAAATAACTTAAAGCAATTAATGCAAAAATTAAGTCCAGAAGATATAACGTCATCAAATAAAGTTTCTAAGCTCGAAGGTGTTGCACCAATTAAAATTAAAGAGAACATGAGCGATGAAGCTGTAGTAGCATTAGACGATGGTTGGTATGTATACCAATCCCAAAACAGTGAAGGAATTATGCAAACTAATGCAATATCTAAGCCTACTATGGAGCAACTAGATATGATTACGCGTGATCTATTTGGTAAAAGTAGAGCACTTACAGACAACCCTACTCTAAAAAATAGCTACGCTAATATGTCAGCAGAAATTAGAAAAGAACTTGATAACATTAATCCATCTTACAAATTAGCTAGGAGTTCTGGTAAGGACAACATTGAGCGACAATTAGCAGTAGATTTAGGATCTATGATATTTAAACCTTCGTTAACTTTTGATGATTTTCAACTTGCAATTTCAGGTATGAGTGCAGGGCAACGTGACGCACTAAAGCAAGCTGTTAGAAACAAATTTGATGAAATGGCTAGTAACGTCAAGACCAGGTTAGCAGGGACAGATGCGGAAAGTGCTTTGCAAGCTGCTGAAATAGTTAAAAGCACGTCTTCCGAGTCAATGAGAAAGAAATTAAAACTTGTTCTTGGTGATGCAGATACAAAAAAAATATTTGCAGCTTTTGAAAAATCAACAAATCCACTGCTGTTAGTTTCTCATATTAAAAAAGGTTCCGCTACTTATTCAAGAAATGCGTATAATAAAATGATAGGAAACTTAGATCCAACAAATAAAAAGACAATAGTAGACATGGACGCTAGAAGTATTTTAAAAAGAATAGGACAAGCTGGAAGTGAACCAGATTTAACACGCCAAAAAGATGCTCAAATTGCGTTAGCTAAAATGTTGGGAGAGCCACGCACAGTTAAAGGTTTAAATAGCCAGCTTGATTTGTTAAAATCTTTTGGAGAAAAAGGCAGAAAAGACGCTGAAATTACTGGCGGAATGTCCAGATTGTTAGAGCAAAGTTTTCCAGCAATGGGCAGAGTTGTTGGAGGTAAACAGCGAGAAGACAATAGTTTTATTAATACAAACCCATACGCAGGTTTTCTAAAAGGGTTACTTAACTAAACGCGCTCTAGTTTTTTCTTTTTAGTGGGTACAAGTGCGTCTAACTCAATGATTTTGCTTGCAGCTTCTTCACATATGCGCCTTACAGCACCTGGATTTTGACTACGCCAAGCTATTTTAAGCTCTGCAACTAATTCTTGTGTTTTATCATCCATAATATCTCTCCTAAATATATTTCTGGATAGTGAACGCTTTAGCTCGAATTGTCAATTAAGTGTTGATTGTATGATATTTTTAAAATAGAATATAATTACATTCGTATTATTTATACATAATGTCCTCCTCCCTACCCACTCAGTGAAAGCTGGGTGGGTTTTTTTATCACATATATAATTATATTAACAAAATGCTTGCTTTAAGCTTGCAATACGTTAAGCGATGTTTTATCTGTAATGCATGGACAAACAAGGGAGAGACATAATGGACAA